GGTGACTTTCAATTACACTGGAAAGTCGGTAATGTCGTAGTATGCAGTTATAAAGTTACTTGGGATCCAACCCCTGACCAATGGTACCATATTGCTATAGTACGTCACACAACCTCTATGTATTTCTTTATAAATGGTGCCTCACAGACTCTCACAGTGACCACAGCTGTATCAACAAATGATTTAACCTTTACTGGGGCTGTCTTAAAGTTTGGGGACTATGAAGGTAGTTATTACCTTAATGGATGGATGGATGAGATAAGAGTATCTAAAGGGATAGCCCGTTGGGTGGCTAATTTTGAAGTTCCTTGGGAAGCTTATTCTGATAACAATCCCACGTTTACTGAAACAGCAGAAGATACTGGAAGTCCGGGATTTGATCATGCCTGGATAGAGTCAACAGATGGCTCAAGCACTATTAATGCTAATAAAACTCGTGTCGATGTCACAGGCGCACCTGCCTCATGGGATGATGACTGTATCGAGTTTGATATAAATAACGGTGAAGAAGACTGCTATGCCTATATGGAAATGACTTACACTTCTCAGCTTAATTATTTCAAAACGGAGGTTGTATTTACTGACATTAGCGATTTTTCCAACACAGAGGCTCGATGGTTTGCCGTGGGTAAAGATACCCCAAATGGTAAATTATGTATGGGCTTCCGTTTGTATGATGATAACGGCACATTCAAGATTCAAGCCGGAGTATTTAGAGATGGCAGTTCGGCTACATATTATTCTCAAATTGGAAGTGCGGTTATAAATACTCCATATATCTTAGAGTTCATGTGGGATGCTGCTGCTGAAACATGGGCATGGCGAATAGATGGTGTGCCCCAGCCTAACGATATCGACGGCACAGATCCAGTAGAGTCAGATGGGGCATTAACAACTGGGCATGGAGATAGGATAACAAGGTTAGTATTCGGGGCCTATGATAATAGTGCAGGTGCCCCTGCATTCGTGATATGCCAAGATAACCTTGAACTAAATGATGATGATTATGCCTATATTGCCCCCACAGTAGTTACTCCTGATGTGTTATCTTTAACTATGGCGATACAAACACCTACGATTTCAATAGGAACCACAATTCTTCCTGATACATTATCGCTTGCTTTGACAGGGCATACTCCAACTATTTCGATTGATTACACCCACACCCCAAATACTTTTACTCTAAATTTGACACAGCATACCTCTGTAATTTTAACCGGGATCACAGTTCTTCCTGATACTTTATCCTTGGCTCTTACTCAGCAAGAAATCACTGTTATTGGGAGTTGCACCATTACTCCAGATACCTTATTGTTTAACGTAGGCTTATTAGCCCCAACTGTGTATGATATTATAACTGTTCTGCCTGATATTTTATCGTTGGCCCTAACGAGTCAGGTTCCAATAGTTATGGATATTATAACTATAATGCCTGATTGTTTTAATCTTGAGTTAATTCAGGCTGTTCCTCTTATATCTATTGATTGTACTGTCCTTCCTGCTGCATTTACTTTAGCCCTATTATTACAGACCCCTAATCCTTGCATAGGTTGGCCCACAATGACAGCAGATATATTGGCTGCCTTAATAGACCCGTATAGCGGTGGGGCATGGGTTTGGTTAGCCGAAATAGAAATACCAGGGTATAGCGCAATAAGATTAGCCAGAAATACCGAGGATGTTATTTACTCTGGCAACACATTCCTTGCTAATAATTTCGATATAGGATTATCTGCACTTGTAGGAGATGGCTCTATTCCACGTATAGTGTTGAGAGTTGTTCAGGATGGTGACCAAGTCTTAGAAGACCAAGTAAATGCCTCTGAAGGGGCTTGTGGTGGCACAATAAAAATTATTCGAGCGCATGAAGATTTTCTCGCTGAGTTTATAGACGAATTAGAAATGACCGTGAACATATTGAATGCTGAAAGTGACACTGACTATGTTCAGTTTAATCTTGGCATTCCTAATCCGCTATTGAGGAAAATACCTATTCGTAGAAGCACAAGTAAAATATGCCCCTTTGCAAAACCCGGATTGTTTAAGGGTGTGGAGTGTCAGTATGCTGGGGGCGATACAACTTGTACTGGTAAATATAGTGATTGCTGTACAAAAGGAAATCAAGTTCACTTTGGAGCAGAGTTAGGACTTGACCCAAATAATACAAGGGTTTAATTATGATATTTGAATTTCCATCTACACCCCCAATATTAGGGTTTTTCTGGGTAGCATTTTGGTTTATCGCTAAAATGTTTGTGTACGCAAGTATAGCTTAGGGCTTAGGTCGTCTAATGGCCCCTGGCAAACCAAAAGAAGAGCCAACCGCTGAAGGTATGGCGGGCAGGGCCTGGGACTCTAAGACAACTCAAACAGAAGGATTTCCAAGGCCAAGATGTTACGGTGAGAATCTGCATCATGGCAATATTCTTGCTAAATGGACAGACGTGGTGACTACACGCGAGATACTTTATTTACTAATAGACCATGGTGATGGCCCAACAAAGGGAATAGGGGATAATGTAACTTATGTCAATGACCAACCTTCTACTAACTTTCCTGATGTCACTATTCAGGAACGTACAGGAACTATGAATCAAGACTGTATGACTGGCTTTGAGAAATTGAAGTTAGAATATACCCCAGAAGTAGAACTAAAACAAGGTGTTCCGTATATCTGGACTACTCCTAACGATTTTTTCGATAATCTTGAGTGGACGTTTATATTCCCCAATGGCCTTTTACACAGACATAAAGATGGTGGGATTATGACAACCTGGGTGACGCTGCAAATAGATATACGCGAACATCCAGATGGCGAATGGACTTATGATGTTTTTAGTGGAAATATATCAGGTGAGACCTTAAATCCTATGTTTATCAAACATACAGCATCTACATTAGGATTTACAGTAGAGAAAGGTAAACAATACGATATAAGATTTATGAAAACAACTGGAGAGAGCACTGATAGGCATACTGCTGATATTTATGTTCGTTCTATAAGAGAAGTAGTTAATACTGCTTTTACGCATCCTGGCAAAGCCCTAATCGGGGTTACAGCTATAGCCACCAATCAGTTGAGTGGGAGCATTGACATTAAGGTAGCTCGTGAGGATAGGATTATAAATGTGTACAATGGAGAATCATGGACATTAGAGTATTCTCGAAATCGTGCATGGGTAGTGTGGGATATTGTTACTCATCCCATAATCTATGGGGATGGTGATGGAACGCCTTATGAGATAGTACGCTATGAGGGCTATGACCCGGCTAACCTTGACTTAGAGTTCTTTTATGAATGGTCGTTGTTTTGTGATGAGGAACTCTTAGATGGTGACGGTGGGACAGAGCCTCGTTGCCCTTGTGATATAAAGATAGGCGCATTTACAAATATAATGGAGATAGCCACCCAGATAGCCAATGCTGGTCGTGCCCATATTTATTGGAATGGGGATAAATTGACCGGGTGGATTGACACTGTTGTTGCTGCTCCTACAGACCTTGTCACTATGGACACTATGATGCATAAGACTTGGAAAAACTCGTGGACTATCAGAGACGAGATGGCTAATATAGTCGAAGTTATGTACGATGATGCTAAACAAGGCTATGAAGAAACTACTGCGGATTATGGCAATAGTGGCACTGGGTATGTAAATGCAGTTGGTGTAGAGGGCACTGGTCTTACCTCAAGAGGAGCAGCTATACACCTTGCTGCTTTTCACTACAAACGGAACGAATTGATACGTAATATAAACAAATTTAGAACAGGTAAGGAAGGATTTAGATATAAACTTGGTGATGTGATACGGCTCCAATGTAAAATAGCTAACTGGGGTAACGCTTTTACAGTTAAAAGTAGTACGGCAGATACAATTACCGTGGATAGGGACGCCACAGCGGAAGTTAATCCAGGAGATATTTTACATATCCGTTCTTATGATACTGTGCTGGAGCAGGTGGTTAACGATGACTATATTGTGGACTCTGTAGTTGAGCGAATTATAACAGCGACAGAAAACTGGGACGTTACACCCGTTAAAGGTAACGTCGTGGCGATAGGATCCTCTGGCGACATTAAATTGCGAAGGATCACTTCTATTAAGCCCACTATAGATAATTATTTTGATGTTACGGTAGAGACCTACGACGCTGCCCTATATGACTCAGATGATATAGATCCGGATAATCCTAATATTAATTATATTTACCCCAAGCCACCTGGGCATTTGACCCCCCCTATAACAAGACGAGAAATAGAGGACATGATTATCCAGAGACTTCCTGTACAACCCAGTATTAATGTTCCTTGGCCGTCCAATCTCACATGGGCGGGGGATGATGTTGATACGGTTACGTGGTCTAAGACAGACGCCGATGATGAAATTACGTTTAGATACGGAGATACCACATATATAATTACTGCTGATTCTACTACAAATAAATATATCTACTGGGATCCGGGAAGTCCTACGGTGTTTCTATCTACTAATGTCCTCACCACTGCTCTGGCGGCGGGTAACTGGATGATGGCCATTAATGAAGACGGTGTTGTGAGTTCAGCTAACCCGTTCCAAATTATACACGGCGGTTTAATTCAGGCAGGAACGATTACAGCGGAATATGCCCAGATAGCGAATGCAACTATCGAGACGGCAAAGATAAAGGATTTGGCTGTTGAAACATTAAAAATAGCTAATAATGCTGTGACAACTTTGGTGTCTGAATATACAGAAGCATTGCTTAGCGGAGCGGGTGGTAATGTTACTGCACAAACATGTGAGATTACTACTACGGGAAGCCCAGTTCATATACAGGCAACCGGTAAAATAGTTATAGATGCTGGGGCCGGAACTCAGGATTGTTATTTCTTTATCAAACGTAACGGGGATATAATCTATGCAACAGATTTAGTAAAATACCTTAAAGATGCTACATATGCCACTAACCAAATTGTTAATTTGGCTTTTAGA